GCGTAACTCAATCACAATTCCAAGCCGAGGTCTGGTTTTGGAATCAGTACGATCAATCGGTAACATTAACACAGGAGATAGTAGATTCAAATGGAACGGAGTATAGTAACAGTATTACAATGTCTGGTACTTGTAATGGTTGGAATGGATGTGGATATGAAGATTCTCCTACCAACACTATTATCATTAATGATATTGCATCAGACTACGATATAACAGCTAGATTTAGTTTTTCTGTACCTGCTCGACCTAACTATCATTATGCCGCTGATGTACGTAATCCAGAATTATTTGTAACTTATGATCCATTTACAATTAATCTTGATACTACAGTAGAGGTCGAAGAATGGCTTGATGATTTTGAAGAACAATTTATGGAAGAATTTGAAACAAGTGATTTTTTATTTGTTGATGATTTCTATGATGATGAACCTTTTGAAGATTTATTTTTTACAGACTATTATGAAATAGCAGACGATATGTTTATTGAGTATGAAGCTTTGCCAGAACTACCAGAAGAAGAAATGGAAGTGATCGAAGAAGAAAATTTTTTTGTTGAAGAAGAAATGATACCAGAAGAATTGCCGAGTGAAGATGTTATAGCAATAATGGAAGAAGATTTACCAGAAGATATTGTAGAAGAAGTTATTGAAGAAGAAGTAATCGAAGAAGTTATCGAGGAAGAAATAGTTGAAGAAGTAATTGAAACAGAGGAAGCTATAGAAGCAGAGGTGGATACTGAAGTAACTATAGAAGCAAAGCCTTTGATTACAGATCTTGCATCTATGATTGATATTGATCAAGTATCCATTGATATTATGATTGAATCACAACCTATATTATTAGATGCTGCTTTTTATGAACCAAAAATTTTATATGCAAATCAGTTGAGCTTAGCTGATAATCGTGATATTTATAGTGGTGTAGTATACGTTGCTAATGATCCATTAAGCACATATTTAAATTCAGTAAAGGGCAATCAAGAGCAACAATATATATTACGTAAAGAGTTAGAAAGTATGAGATGGATAAATTAAAAAATAATTTAACTGGTATTGTTAGTTTGATTGGTGTGGTTGGTGCTATTGGTGCTGGTTTTACAACCTATGGAAAGTTGCTAGGTAATATATCTGCCCTCGAAGAAAAGGTAGCAGACTTAGAATCCCGGCAATATGTCATAAATGAAACAGTTGATCTGACTGATACAAATAATAAGATAAATGAAAATTATGTAGCAGTTACAGATCGTATTACAGAACTACAACAAGATCTAAATGACTCTGCAAATAACTTAGGTATACTAAAAACTAGAATTGATTTGCTCGAAGTAAAGATTAATGAATTAAAACTAGAAAATAGCAACCCTTTAACAAGATAGGATAGATTATGCTAGAAAAACTAAAACAAATCGCCCATAAATGGACAGAGAGTAGCCTGTTTTGGATTAAATGTGGCTGTGGGTTCAAAAGACCTAAAGTCGTTCTATGGGTTTCTCTGGGCGTTCTAGGGCTAATTCTTTTTTTGCTTTAGTTTCTGCTCGTAAGGTGGCTCGTATTGGTAATGACTCATTACTAAATCTAAAAATGTGTCCATTCTCATAGCAACTATCGGATCATCATAGTCTTGTTTCATTACAAGTGCATCTGCTCTCCCCATCCAATTAAGAATAGTTTTAAAACCAGATCCATTTTTTCTTGCTTTGACTTCAAGTATTAGTTTTGGTTTGTTAATTGATATGTCATGCGGGAAATCTGACAATGCTCCAGAAAGAGGTTGACGTTTTGCATCAACCCCTTTCTTTTTAAGATACTTGACTAACTCGTTCTCTACTCGATAGCCTTTTCTTTTTGAAGCTGAACCACCCATCAATCTCTTACCAACCTATCTTCGATAATAGGATATATGGTTCTGCTTTCAGTTGGTTTGCCGATTCTGGTAACTAACTTTTTATTCATTAGATCTTTGATTATTCGATAGGCATTAGAAGTAGGGCCTAATTCACAATCTTTAGCTATCTCATTATATGTCGGACTGATTCTATTTTTCTCAACATATTTTATCAGATAGTTATATACTTCCGATTGTCGTTTAGTTAATGCTTTCATATTAGATCTTTCAATACTTTCTTGTGTATACATTTACTACTCCTAGAATGGTATAGCATCTAAGCTTTCGTCTGTGCTTGATGCTGGTGTTGGTGTTGCAAGTGAATCTGCTTTGCTATCTAGTAGTTCCATTTTACTTTCAAACTTATCTAAATGTACTTCAGCTGATTTGGTTTTTTGCCCATCTTTTTCCCATTCATTATATGTAAGTCTACCTTGCACTAAAATCTTGCTACCTTTTCTGGTATACTTTTCTACAACGTCTGTGATCTGGGTATCCCATACAACAATTTTATGCCAATCTGTTTTCTTTTCTCCTCGTATTTTTTTGTGAGTTGCTATGCTAAAGACTGCATACTTTTCTCCATTATCTCTAGTCTTGATGTCTGCATCATTACCTAGATTACCTATAAGTGTTACTACATTATACATACTATGTCCTTTCTAAGTTATTGTATTTTGTTTGTAAGTTCGTAAGCCACATTTTATGTACATTAGCTTTTGGTTCTATAAAGTTTATGTATTCACTCGGTAGTGGAAGTTTCCGATATTTTGCTTTTCTGATAAAATCATCTGTGCAATCATCAAGCAAGATCTTTGGATATGCCACCAATATTTTAAAGTATTGTTCTAACCCTAAGTCGGTAGGAATATCACATGATAATGTACTAGCAACTGTTTCAATAGATACTGCAACGTCTTGTCTAGTAGCATTAGTCATTCTTTCTGACCAAACATTTAATAGTTTACCTAATTCTTGGTCAATGTTTTTGTTTGGATTGAAGTCTGGTTTGTACTGTAGAAACTTGATCTCGTATATTCGCCTTTTCATACAATCGTCTACGTCTTTCTTGAACAAACTCGGCACTCCCATTTTGTTTAGAAAGTCGTTCTCGCTTGTAGACAGTTGCATTTCGTAACCATTTTCTAAGTAATGATTCCCAGTCTGTTGCTGATTTGTTTTGAGATTTGTAATAATCTCTGAAGTTATTGTATTCTGTTTCATAGTCTATTTCTCCAAATTCTTCTTCTAAGTTCTTATGTACTTCATCACTAGGTAAAAAGTAATCTACATGATGTGCTTCAGCAGATAGATTTATATATAGGCCTAGTGCTTCGCACCAATTAATAAAGTTCTCTGCATTTGGTTCGCAATCTTGGCGTTCCCATTTGCCAACGTTTTGTGTAGACACTCCGATTTTATCGCTTACTTCTTCGATAGTAAGCTTGAGATAGA